GGTAACAACAAAATCAAAGCAACTCTATTCGATATTGCTGATGATATTACATATGGATCCTCTAAAAACTATACTTTAAATCATATGATGGAAAGAGTTAAGATTTATAACGAAGAAAACTTTAATTATGAAATGCTTACGATACCTTTAAAAAAATGTCAGATAAATTTTTAGCAGTTGTAAAATTAAAAACAGGTGAAGAAGTCATTGCAAAAATCGAACCTTCGCCAGAACTTGATGTTATATCCTTAGATTGCCCTGCGATGGTAGGACACTCCAGCTTTACAAGAAAGCCTGGAATCAGCGTCATCAAAATTGAACCTTGGATAAAAACAGGTCGAGAACAGACATATATAGTGAAGATGAGTAACGTTATCACTACATGTGAGGTTTCTGATAAAGATGTAATTAAAGCATATAATAGATTTGTAAAAGCATATTATGAAACTGAACCTCCTATGGAAAAACCAAATCCAAAGATGACAAAAGAAATGGGTTACATATCTAATGTTAAAGATGCTCGTAAGAGCCTAGAGAATATCTTTAAGAATAGCTAATCCCTTCCTTTGAACCTCTACAAAGGTTATTGTACATGTTTTTAAGGGTATTGTCAAGCGTTTGATTATAGTGTATAATAATGTTATGAATGAACACTATCAAAACATTTCATGGCAAGAAAAAGATCGGAACATTATGTAAATAATAAAGAGTTCCTCGCCGCTATTGTAGAGTATAAAGAAAAGGTAGCCTTAGCTGCAGAAAGAGGCGAAGCAAAACCTCGTATCACAAATTATCTTGGAGAGTGTTTTCTCAAGATTGCAACTCACTTATCTTTCAAACCTAACTTTGTAAACTACATGTTTAAAGATGATATGGTTTGTGATGGTATTGAAAATTGTGTTCAGTATATTAATAATTTTAATCCAGAAAAATCTAAGAATCCTTTTGCTTACTTTACACAAATTATACACTATGCTTTTCTTAGAAGAATACAAAAGGAAAAGAAACAGTTAGAAATTAAAACTAAAATTATTGAAAGATCTGGCTATGAAGAAGTTATGGTTGTTGAAGATGGTGCAGGCGGAACATCCTCAGATTATAATCAAATTAAAGATGCAGTGCAAACAAGGATGAACTATCAGTGAAGATTGCTATTATTACAGACCAACATTTTGGTGCAAGAAAAAACTCAAAATTATTTCATGATTACTTTTTAAAATTTTACGAAGACATATTCTTTCCAACTTTAATTAAAGAGGGTATTACAACCATAGTTGATATGGGTGATACATTTGATAGTCGTAAGGGTGTTGATTTTGTGTCATTAGAATGGGCAAAAAATCATTATTATGATAGATTAGAAGAATTAGGAATTACTGTTCATACTATTGTAGGTAATCATACAGCATATTATAAGAATACAAATCAGTTAAGTGGTGTCAATCTTTTTTTAAGAGAGTATGATAACGTAAAGATATATTCAGAAGCTGAAGAAGTTAAGATTGATAAGACAAAATTTTTATTTGTGCCTTGGATTAATTCTGAGAATGAAGAAAAAACATTACAATTAATTGATGATAGTGATTCTCCATGTGTGATGGGTCATCTAGAACTGAATGGTTTTATGGCAACTCGTGGACATTTTATGGAACACGGTATGGACTCAAATGTCTTTGATAAGTTTGAACGAGTTTATTCTGGTCATTATCATATGAGATCAAACAAAGAAAATGTTTTTTACTTAGGAAATCCATATGAGATGTATTGGAATGATGTTAATGATCGAAATCGTGGATTTCATTTATTTGACACAGATACTTTAGAACATACACCAGTCAATAATCCATATCAACTTTTTCATAATTTATATTATGATGATACGCCACATCAAATGTTGGATATTACAAAGTATGATCAAAAAATACTTAAGGTAATTGTTCGTAAGAAGTCAGATCCAAAACAATTTGAAAAATATATTGATAAACTTTACTCATCAAATCTAGCAGAACTTAAGATTGTTGAGAACTTTGATTTTACAGAGGGTGAAGAGTTTGAAGCAGATGAATCTGAAGATACAATATCTTTGTTAAATAGATATATACAGGAGTCTGAAGTTGATTTAGATAAATCTGTGATTACAGAAATACTTCAAGACGTTTATCGGGAGGCCTGTGAGGTTGAGTAATGTTTATCTTAGCGGTTAAAGGATTTGAAGAGGATGGTGCTTTTTCCATTGAGAATGATGATGGAGATAAAGTTCTTTTAATGTTTGAGGAGGAGGATGATGCAGATAGATATGCTGACTTAATATCAGTTGAAGATGATTATCCAGAGATGAGTGTGATAGAAGTTGATGATTTCGTGGCAATGAGGGCTTGCGAAATGCACGATTACATGTATAATATAATTAGACCAGACGATATCGTGGTTCCACCAAAGAATGATTTGTTTCAAAAAGATAAAATGGCGTAATTTGCTGTCTACTGGTAATCAGTGGACTGAGATTGACTTAAATAAAAAATCGAATACAGTTATTATTGGTACAAATGGTGCTGGTAAATCCACTATGTTGGATGCACTTACTTTTGTTCTATTCAATAAACCATTTCGTAAGATTAATAAATCTCAACTTGTAAATGCTACAAATGAAAAAGATTGTGTAGTTGAACTTGATTTTAAAATTGGGTCAACAGAATGGTTTATTCGTAGAGGTATCAAACCAAATATATTTGAGATTCATCGTAATGGACAGATGATGAATCAATCTTCTGCTGCCAATGACCAACAGAAATGGTTAGAACAAAATGTTGTGAAGATGAATTATAAGTCATTCACACAAATCGTTATACTGGGTAGTAGTACATTTGTTCCATTCATGCAATTATCAGGTTCAAATCGAAGGGAAGTTATTGAGGACTTGTTGGATATCAAAATATTCTCAGCGATGAATGCCATAATCAGAGATAAGATAAGAGATAAGAAAGATGCAGTTAGAACTCTAGAGTTAAAGAAAACATCTCTTAAAGAAAAATTAGAGATGCAACAGAACTTTATGGAGGAAGTTGAAAAGAGAGGTAAAGAAAGAATCAATTCTAAGAAAGAAAAAATCAACTCTCTGATTGTAGATACAGAAAAATGTATAGCATCAAATAAATGGAAAGAAGATGACATTCAAGAACATATTAAAGACCAAGAAAGATTTGTAGGTGCTGATAAGAAACTTAAAGAGTTAGGAAATCTAAAAGGAAAGATATCAAACAAGGCATCAACTGTAAAGAAAGAACATAAGTTCTTCTCAAAGAATACAGTATGTCCTACTTGCACACAGAATATTGGTGAAGAGTTAAGGCTAAATAAGCTTGACGAAGCCCAACAGAAAGCTAAAGAACTACAATCTGGTTATCAAGAACTAGAAAAAGCAATAACAAATGAAGAAGAAAGGGAACGTCAATTTATCCAACTCACTAAAGGAATAACCAAACTCACGAATGAAATTTCTCAAAACAACGTTAAGATCTCTGGCTATCAAAAACAAATCAGAGAACTTGAATCAGAAATTCAAACTATTACCAATCAACTTGAAAACCGAAATTCTGAACATGAGAAACTAACTGAATTTGACCAAAAACTAAAAGAGACTTATGAATCTTTAGGAGAGAAGAAACAGGAAATACTACATCATGACTTTGCCTACTCACTTCTCAAGGATGGTGGCGTAAAGTCCAAAATCATCAAAAAGTATCTACCACTTATTAATCAACAGGTTAATAAGTATCTCAGGATGATGGACTTCTATATTAATTTCAAACTTGATGAAGAGTTCAATGAGACTATTCAATCTCCGATTCATGAGGACTTCTCATATTCATCCTTCAGTGAAGGTGAAAAAATGAGAATCGATCTAGCACTTCTCTTCACTTGGAGGGAGGTTGCTAGATTTAAAAACTCAGTCAACACAAATCTACTTATCATGGATGAAGTATTAGATAGTTCACTTGATGGGTTTGGAACAGAGGAATTTTTAAAGATTGTAAAATATGTAATTAAGGATGCAAACGTATTTGTAATATCTCATAAGCAATCTCTACATGACAGATTTGAAGACCTGATACAATTTGAAAAGGTCAAGGGATTTAGTCGTATGACATAAATAAAATTAAAGTACGGTAATCCGCATGATACTAGAGGAGGCATGTCACTCACTTAAGTTAGAATGTGCGTTAAGAGATTTAGGTTTTGTAGACATTGGTTGGAAGTGTGTTGCACACGCAGGCATTTTCTTCATTCAACCAGTAGGATTTCCAGATGATCCAGATGGAGAATTGCTAGGATTTTCTTTGACACTACCTAACACTCATGATATGCGTAGAGTTCGTTTGATGCGAACTGCAAAGAGAGCTTTAGACTATGCAACAGGTGTAGACGATTAAATTAGTGGCACAATCACTGTTTCTATTTTGTGCTGAGGAATTATAATAAGGACATATACGAGAGGTTTAGATGTCCATCCAACAAGAAATTAAATCACAACTTGCTAAGTTACTTGCTACAGAAGATCTAATTGTAGAACATAAACAAGTCGAAACTGCAAGTTTCAATGTCGAGACAAGAGTTTTAGTTCTTCCACTATGGGAGAAGGCATCCAGTGAAGTTTATGATATGTTAGTTGCACATGAAGTGGGTCATGCATTATTCACTCCATGTGAAGATTGGACAGAGAGATATCCAGAGATACCACCATCATTTGTAAATGTTGTTGAAGATGCTCGTATTGAGAAGTTGATGAAGCGTAAGTATGCTGGTCTTCCAAAGACATTCTTCACTGGATACAAAGAACTACAAGGAATGGACTTCTTTAAGTTGAGTGATATTGATGTGAATGATATGGGTATCGCTGACAGACTAAATTTATATTTCAAGATTGGTAACTTTATTGATATCGATTTCACTGATTATGAAAAGACTCTTGTGAGTATGGTCAAGTCAGCAGAATCTTTTGATGATGTTCTTGAGTATTCAAAAGTTATCTGGGAGTATGCGAAAGAAGAATTAGAACAGAAGAAGAAAGAACAACAAGAGATTGAAGAGATGAAGGCAAAGGTTGAGATGGAAGATGGTGATGGTGACAATGAGAAAGAGTATCAGACTACAACTCAAGGCACTGAAGGAGACTCACAAAAGTCAGATGTTGAAAGTGAAGATGAGTTAGAAGATGAAGATGATGATGGTTTAGATTATGATGACCAAGCATATTCAAAAGGTGGTATCACTCTTGGTGACGAACCAAAGGCTGAAACTGTTGAGAATCTTGAAGAGTCACTCAAGGATTTAGTAAATGAAGCTGGTCGTGAGACACTCTATGTTGAGAAACCAAATGACTTAGACCTTGATAAAGTTATCATTCCTAACTGGTATATTCATAAGAATATTGATTTTGAGTGGCGTGAAAATACAGCATCAGATTTCTTCAATGCTGATAGAGAGTTTGATGAGTTCAGAGTATCTGCAAGAAAAGAAGTTAACTATCTAGTCAAAGAGTTTGAGATGAAGAAGTCAGCATCTGCATATGCTCGTGCTGCAACTGCAAGAACAGGAATGCTTGATATGTCAAAACTTCACACATATCGATACTGTGAAGATATTTTCAAGAAAGTTACAGTTCTACCTGATGGTAAGAATCATGGATTAGTATTCATTCTTGATTGGTCTGGTTCAATGTCTTACATTATGAAAGATACAATCAAACAGTTATACAATCTAATCTGGTTTTGTCGTAAGGTTCAGATTCCATTTGATGTTTATGCTTTTACAAATTGTCATCCCTATCACAATAATAGAGAAGAATCACGTTACACAGCAAAGAATAATCTAGTTTGTATTGAAGAATCATTTAACCTTATGAATCTATTCACATCTAACGTCAACGTTAGAACTCTAGACCATCAAATGAGAAACATCTATCGTATGGCGACTAGATTCGGTTACTCTAGTGTTTCTTGGGATGATAGAGATAGATTCCAAGTTCCTATCGGTATGGGTCTATCAGGCACACCATTAGATGAGTCTTTGATTTGTTTACATCAAATCATTCCTCAGTTCAAGAAAGACAATAAGGTTGAGAAAGTTCAATGTGTTGTTCTTACTGATGGTGAAGCTTATACACCTTCCTTTCATAATGAAGTTCAACGTCACTGGGAAGATGAACCATACATGGGTAGAGCTGCTATCTGGTCTGGCACATTTCTTCGTGACCGTAAACTTGGTAAAACATATCGTGTCAAGGATTCTACTTTCGGATTCACTGAGGTTTTACTTGACAATCTTAAAGATACATTCCCAACTGTAAACTTTATTGGTATTCGTCTTCTAGCTTCTCGTGATGCTGGATCATTTATTCGTCGTTATCATGGATGGACAGATGAGGAGTATAACAAAATCATGAAAGGTTGGAAGAAGAACAGATCTGTTTCAATCAAGTCATCTGCATATGACACTTACTTTGGACTATCTACAACTGCACTTGCGAGTGATGATGAGTTTGAAGTTAAAGAAGATGCAACAAAAGCAGAAATCAAAAGAGCCTTTGGTAAGAGTCTTAAGGGTAAGAAGATGAACTAAAAGATTCTCAGTGAGTTCCTCGAACTGGTTGCATGACTAAATAGTTCTAAATTCTAAAATAAAGATGGATCATAAAGTTTCAAAAGACATGATTTCCAGTGGTATGATACCATCTGGTGAGAAGACTCAAGCAGATCTAGGTAGAACACAGTATGGATCTGCTCCCTCTCCTAGTTCCTTAATGGATGCATATAGAGCAATCTATGAACATCATCAAAAGGACGCTGATGGTAAAGTCATCGAGCATGAAGAG